ACCGCACGCCTTCGCGGTGCTTCACAAGAAGGTCAGGGACCGAGACGCGAACGCCGCGGATAACAATGGTTTTCATGGATTCTCTCCGTGCAAAATGTAGGTAGGAATTTCTTCCCGTTCGTCTTTACCTGTTGAAGGGTTGGTGCTCAGGCAGGCTACCGACTGAATTTCGTCGTATTCACCTCGTCTCCAGGTAAAGGCTTTACGCTGGTCGTAACAGAATCTCTCGGCTCGATGGTAGGCACCTGCGGTCAAGACCGTCTGGCTAGGCTTTTTACCTGGCCAGAGATAATAGGTCCAGGACAGTATCAGGGACAACAAAATGATTGCTTCACGAAGTTTCATGTCTCCTCCTCAAGGGTCAAACCATATTCTTCGACAAGATCGTTTGTCACCTGTAAGATGCCTCGCATCAAGCCATCGCTTCTCGCCGCATCATGGTTACGGTGCTCTGCGAGAGCAGCCCGCTTCGCACCTTCGTGCATAGCGACCAGCTGCCTCTGCTGCCGCACAAACTCCGATAAACTTTTCCTAGAAAGAGGGGATCGAGAAGTCGCCATTAGCAGCCTCCTATCCCTCGGGATCCGCAACCAGGGGAGCCTCCTCTACCCCCGCATCCTCCGCCATTGCCACCGCAGCCGCCTCTACCACTACTCCGGCCCTGGCAACCACCATGGACTCGAACGGCTGTAGTCTTTCTTTTCGGAGGAGCTTTTTTGTTCAGGGCGGGTATCAAGGTCGTGCGTCCCCAATCCGAATACGCAAGACCGTCAGGATGGATAACCACCTCGTAGATACCTTTCGTTTCAAGGGAGGGTTCTTCCACGGAGCCTTTCCAGCGTACAGGAAACCCTTTGACCATTTGCTCCATGCCGCGGCAAACAGGGCACTTCGTCTCCGACCCTACTCCGTATTTCTCGGCGAACTTTCGCTCAGCTTTCGTGGACGTCACGTCGCTCGCGACCTTACGAAAGCTAACCGCATCTGCTCCCACGTCCTTGGCAAACTTGATGTAGTCTTTGCAAAACTTGGAGGTAACGTCCCGCGGCACCACGCAATTCAAAGTGACGTCGCAAGTGCCTAAGTCGTGCACCCTGCTAATAAGGAGGCTCAGATTCATACTGTCCGGTATCTTGTCGGTCTTGAAGATCGTCCAGTTGTCCTCGTCCGTGATTGCGTGTCGGCTGATGTTGATGTGGTCGACCACTGAGGCGACGCTTCCGATCTTTGAAAGCAGGTTGCCCCCGTGCGTAGTCAGGACTACACGATCCAAGTGGTGGCTCCGGCGCCACACACTCAGGCGGGCCAGAAACTTCGGCAGCCAGGGGCTCAACGTAGGCTCACCTCCGCTGATAGAAAGCGTCCGACACTGGGACGGCAAGTTGCTCAGGACAGAGAACACCTTGTCGAGGTAGTCTTCGGGAGGTTTGATCTTTGCGCTCTTTCGGTCCCAGAAGCAGAAGTCGCATTTGGCGTTGCAACTACCTGGGAGAAGCACCGTTGTATTCGGTCCGTATGGATTTGTGAATTTCATCGAAAATTCCTTTAAGAGTGTTCGGATGTTAGTAAGAGTGTTCGGATGTTAGTCCATGTCCTTTAATTCTTCCGCAGTTATCTCGCGAGCGTAAAGGAAGTCCTCTCGAGCGTCCCCCCTTAAGATCACCAGTGACCAGCCTACGTTGGTGCGAGGGCTGTACCAACGCATTATGGTATTACCTTGGTCGTCCCAGTGCTTCCAGATAGGAAGCGAGAACATGGTCTTCACCGTCGGATAGTTTCGGTAGAGGTGATCCGTCGACTCGAAAATCTCTAGTTTCGCTTGACGCGAACCTGCTCCTGCAGAGCCAACCAAAGTAAAGCCTCTCGGAAGGCCGAGGAAAAGGAGGCGGGCTCCTGCGTCCAGAGTACCAGGGCAATGGGAGGTACACCCTGTGTCGGAGGCACAATACTCTCAACAGGGCTTTGGGTCGGTGCCGTTAGCACAGCTGGGGCACTGGTAGTGCTCTATTGCGGCGATCAGGCTTTGAGGTGTCGTTTTCGTGGTCATGTTTCTCTCCGGTTAGCCGCAAGTGCAGCAGTCGATGCTCTTGAGCGAGCTGTTATAAACAGGGTGAATGCGGGTTATCGGGCAGTAGTCTTGGCGATGCACCGTGCCCACTTCCAACGGAGTGTGGCTAGTAGCCCAGAAGAGTCGGTTGGTGTAGCCGCCGCTAACCACCTTGCCCTCGAGGTACCCGTTGGTGCCATCCGGGTTGTAGTACTCCTTGCCGACAGGGTACGGATGCCACACGGCATCGCGCAAAGTTATCTGACCGTGATTGTGCCTGATGCAGATGTCGCCGATATCCGTCTGAGGGCGCTGCACGATGATCGGGTTCTTTTGATTGAGAATCAGGTTGTCCTCGTCGACCTCGTAGATAGCCAGCTGGAGCATGAAGTCCGTAAACTTGAGGGCGGCCGCTAAGGCGTCAGCGACGCTGACAAAATGAACCGCGTCCCTGACTTCGGTCCCCATTCTTCGGCGAGGTCGTTCCAGTAGAGAATGCGGAAAGAGGCGTTGAGGGAATTTCCAATGATGAAGGTGAGCATGATGATCTCATGATAAGTGATAGGCGGAGTTGTGCTGAGGAGGTGTTACTTTGGGGATTGGGTTTTGCAAGGGCCGGCCTGGATGGCGACGATCGCGCGGTAGGCCTTGACCATGGTCTTAGGGTCGGAACTGTTGAGCGTGAACCACCCGAAGATAAGTTCCGCGTCGCGCTGGTAGGCTTTCATCAGCTTGTTGCCGGCGAGGCCGCGGTACGGATCGTACTTTGACCCTATGCCGGCTCGCGACCGGCCGACGCAGATGTAGTCGACGATCTCGCGGACAGTGAGGAGACGCCCGAGGAGAGCGTCGTTGAAACAAACGGACATCAACTTGGCTTGATCCGCCGGCCGCTTGGCGCAAGAGAACTTTGCGGCGTAACTCTCGGCCTTTGTTACGGCGTAACACACGCCGGTGCCCAACTTTCGCATCTCCTGCTTGTAGTACCGACGGTCGATGCCGCCTGTCCTGAGGAGCTCCTGTAGCCGCTCTTTGCGAGACATCTTCGAGGCAGCGGTTACGCAGGAGTGCGCCTCGAATCCTGTGCGGGTAAAAGACTGGTTACAGGAAGTGCAATGGTGATTTTTCATGGTGAACTCCTAATAGGTGATGAGCGGAGGTGAAACAGGTTTTGCGAGGACGGAGGGTTAGCCTCGCCCCCGCAAAGTCGGGCGCATGTTTAGCCGATCGTGATCGAGGTAACGCGACGCTCCTCGCGAGCGAACTTCAGCGTACCGTCAGGGCTGGACGCCTTGAACGCCACCAACTTCTGGTTGGCGTTGGCACGGTTCGAGGTACGACCGACCTTGAGACCGCTGCACTTGCCACCACGGCGGGCGACCAGGTGCTCGACCCGCTTGATCGGAGCATCGACGAGGACCTGCCCGTGGCAGGCGGAAGCCTCGATGCCGTTGATTTGGAAAAATTCGACCAGTTTGCGTTGGGTTTTCATTGTGTTACTCCTAAAGTAATTTGCTACAGCAGGTCGCACAGGATGTGCTTCCTTGCCTTCATTCTACAGGAGCAGACAAGCTTTGTAAACCACTATTTTCAGCTATTTACATGCTTGCCAACCCCTGTATCTTACAGGGCTTTACTTAGGATCGCCCTTCAATTGGTAATCTTTCTGGACCTCACCTGATGTTTGACGCCCTCGCATGAAGGAACTCCACCAGAACATGCCGGTCTTCCTAACCTTGAAGTGGCCGCGAACAGAGTGGAGTCTCGTGCTACAGGCGAGCCATGTCTGGAGTGCCGCCCGGGTTCGCTTGTCTCCTCCGGACTGAATCCTGCGCACCTTCTCGCCAAGAAAGATGTCGAGAACTTTGTACTCGAAGAAAGGGGCCCTTCCGCTCTTACGGCGCTTGGCGTTAAGTTTAGCTGGAGCATCTACGGTTATGGTCTTGACGTTTTTGGCGTTGATACAAGCCAGTGCATTCAACGCGACGCTCGTTTCGTACTGGGAGTCGAGCATCATCATCTTCTCCATTTCCTCCTTTGAGTACCCACGACTGCGAGCGGTATCCGCAACCAGCGAAGGTAAAAAACATTGAGGCTTGACCGTGTAGGAGGGCTGCATCTTCCCTGAACCGATAGGGAATTCTTCTAGCTTGAACTCCGAATCGTAGGGCACGAAAACTCGCATCGGTACCATCACCCATTGCTGAACCTTAGGTGAATAGTAGAGCGAGATAACATGAAACCCGTCCGGAATCTTTGCCGAGGCAAAGCGCGGAGAAACTTCCTCTCGCCGCAACATCTCGTCACCAGAGATGACCAAAGATATCCGCTTGCACGCCTTGTCCAGCGGAACGGACTTTCCTTTCAGGAGAACCCCATTGTACACACCATCAGGGTCCAAGGACAGATCCGGATCGACCGAATACTCGAAAGCTATCAGGGGGTAGACAGGGCGCACGAAAGCCATTGCCTCCGCCGAAGACACCGTCACGCCAACGTCGCCATTCTCAGGCAGCAGAAACTTTACCGAGTCCTTCAAGCAACCTAAGATAAGTTGCCCGCTTAGGTGATCGATGCCGGGCAGTAATCTTAGAGCTTCAACCCAAGGCGTGAGGCTGTCGATGGCGTGAGTAGAGTAGTTCATTACATCTCCTGAATTCGTTTTGCTGCTTCGGCCGGAGTGATTCTTTCTCGGTAGAGAGTCTCAGCTAGTTCGTTCGTCAGCTTATCCGATCTGTACCAGCCTAATTCCTTACGAACTTTCTGAGTCCAATCGTAGATTTCCAGTGGTTGCCCTTCAGCGTAAGGCGTTAAGTCGCCTACCATGTAGCATCCAGAGAATTGCCACAGAACTCCCGCTTCGTCTCGACACACCAAAGTAGCCTGGGCTATCATCGGATTAGGGACACCTGGGATAAACTGTATGACCTCGACCTTTCCTTGAGGCTTCATTTCAGCTTCCTTTTGTTTTTCGAGGCGATGTATTCCTCGTGAGTACTGATAAGGCTATCCACAGCCTCTTGCAACGAGTCGATACAGTCGTGTCCTATATCGGAGCTCCCGTGGGTCTCGCTAAAATGCAAGGTCTCGCCAAAGTCGACGTCGTTTTCGTCCCTATAGGAGGAAACATACCCTATTAGGTGGCCTCGTCGCATAAGTGTCCAACTGAGTCGAGTGGTGCTAGTCGGGAACAGGAGGTACCCTTTAGGCAGGGTTACCTGGTAACCACCTAGGAGCTGAACCTTTTCCCGCCCTTCTCTCTCGTTGGGTCTACACTAGGACCCAAGGCGAATTTTTCGTCTTTAGCAAGGGTTTCACCCGAAGCCGCCGAACGCCGCGCCGTCTCCAGCACCACGCACTCTTCGCACAAAACCTGCAAGTTTAGGAGTAGCTCTCGGTGGTTACCGTAGAAGAGTCGCCGCCTAAGAACTGAGCTATCTCGCTGTCGGTCGGGTCGGCCCTAAAAGTTAGGACTTTCTTGATGAATTTCTTAGCTTTCATTCTGTTCTCCTAAGATGTTTAAGCCTTTGCAGGTAGAGGGCGCCAATCACCGTCCGCCGGTTCGCCGAAACTCAGGCCGTGTATGTACTCCAGCCTAACGGTGTACGGATAAGGCGTTCTGTCGTAAAGTACCCCATTCTCAACTTTAATCTGGCCTATAGGGTGACAGACTTCGCCGAACTCACGTTTGCCAACGATGCGGTACTGCATCACAGATCCATCATCGTTCGTCGCATACCCTTCAGAGGTGGGCGAAGAATCCCCGTACTCTATGCTGTCGCCTTTGTACAAAAAGAAGAATCGGCCCCCCACCTTCACCCCCAACTCGCCCAACGAGTTCACTATCCACTGGGGCTCCAGGTTGTCTTGAGTGACAGGTTCGCCGACCGTGAGTTTCTCCTGTAGAACAGGTTGTGTCTTTTCAGCGATGGCGGCTGCCTCCGGGTAGTTGAATTTGGCCTGCTGTAGTACTCCGGCCTTGTCCAAGTAGTGGGCTGTCAGAACCGCTCCAATCAACGGAGGTTGCCCGGAAACTACGTGGTAGTTGTCCTTGTGGCGGGTTGCGGCCATCGTCACCCCCAGGTACGTAAACTCCGTACCTACCGGGAACCACGCCTCCAGTTGCGCGACCCGTTCCATCTGCTGTTGCTGTTTGCTATCCATGATTTACTCCTGTGGTTGCTCGGGACACATCCCATTGCAGGTAGTTGAAATCTGCCGGTATCAGGTGCGCGTACCTCAGCCTGTGGTTGTACGGTACAAGTTCTGCGTGGAACGCATCTTGGACGCGGGTATCGGGTGGCGGTTGCTTTATCTCTGGGTTGAGGATTCTCTTGGCAAACCCGAGTCGCTTGGAGTCGTTGACTACGTGCTCGGCTATCAATGCAGGCAGGTACTTGATGCTCAAATACCGCCGAAACTGCTGGTACTCTTTAGACGTATACGGCGGCTTGCGAGGGTGCTTGGGCCGTCGGCGGTAGGGTTTGTCGCGGTGCATGATGCCTCCTGCTAGTGGTGAAATTTGGAGCAATCGAGGACGACCAGTTTCCACTTGCCGAGAAACTGATCCACTCGTATGTCCCCATCAATGTCTATCGAAGGGCTTCGGCTGCGGTCGGCCCAACACAGTATGCGCCCCGGCCCTTCTGGATTCATCCACTTAGGGTGGAACCGTATCACGTACCCAACTTGAGTCGTCCCTTCCTTATACGGTTGAATGCCCACGCACTCACCTGCGTCCAGTTTCAGCAGTGCGTCGCCGAACGAATACAGTTCCGGCAAGGTAATGGTGCGAGGCACACTGTTGACGGGTTCAATCTGAGCTAGATTGAGTGTTTCATCCACGTCGTTTCGGTCCTCGAAGGCCACCGTAACCTCGCACTTAGGCCCCAGCTTCACGCTGGTAACGATTGCCAGTTGTATTGACTTCCAACCTTTGGTTGCGTCGGGTAGCACTCGGACACGGGTGCCGATGGTAGGGAGAGCCATCCAGTCCGGCGGGGTCAGTCTCATTTCACACCTCCGTCCTCGTTTTTCCTGCGAATCAAACAGTCTTTCATGTTCATGTCAGTCTCCTCGTTCTTCAAGTTCGCGTTGGCGCATCATCGCTTGCATCACTTCGGAAAAATCTTCTTTAGGTACCTGATCCCAGATCATCTTGAACCGTTGACCAGTACGTTGGTTGATCAAGATGATGTATTTCGGGTCGTCGTGCCAGACAGGTTTCATGCTGACCTTCTCCTCTGCCGTCTGGTTGTACTCAGGTTTAAGGCCGTAGTGCTCGGAGTACATTGCCATCCAAGGGCCGGTGACGCCCACACCCATGTGGTACAGGTCGTAGTGAAACGGGTTAGCGTTGGCCGGTATCGGATCCAAAGGTACGATCCGTGGCAGGGGTTCAGGCGCAGGCGCCACTCTACCTAGAAGGACTGTGTCTTCGGTGATCATGCTATAGGGCCAAAAATGCAGACTTATGTTGAGCAACTTGTATTCGGCAGTGGGCGCTTCTTGGATCGATAACACGGACGAGATGTCGCCGGTCGTCGTAAGACCTACGATTGGTGTAGTAACGGGGTACTTCGACAGTGCTGCGATCAAATCACCTACTGTGGTTGATTTCATGGCTGCGATAAAATCACCTACTGTGGTTGATTTCATGATTGCTCCTATACGAGGTGGGAGTATGATGACGGGGTGGATGGACGGCGGCCAAAAGCGGAGGTTAACCGTGCCACAGAGGAGATTATGATGGGCTTGGAGAACATGCCGAACCTGTCTTTGACCGGCACAACATCGTTGGGCGGAGTTATCAGCGTAGCCCTTTCGACGATACGCTTATCTTTGGCAGGGTCTTCCTTGGTGTGAAAGACCTGGACGCTGCCGCAGAAGAATACCAGGATGGACCAGAAGTCATTCTTAGGCGGGGTCATTACTGCCTCCTTTTGCAGGATACTCCGCAGTAGCCGACGGATACCGATGGTTGTTCTTGCAGATGTCGTCACCATCGGGCCGTTTCTCTCGCGCTTTACCAGGGCAACCGCAGACAGGGCAGTACCCTAGTCCGTTGTGGGGAACTGGTGCGGAGTAGTCTCCGTGATTGCCCGAGTCCAACAGGTCGGCCTGTGGCGCGTCGGAAGCTTCAACGTACTCTGTAGCGTCCTTCAAGGAAGCCAAGTACGTAGGTGGAGCACCGATGTCGAAGTCCACCTCTGTCGCGTCGCGTACCTGCAACTCGGCACTTACTGGGGCTGTCTGTAACACCACACCGTGCTGAGTACACAATTCATTCAGCGCCTTCTCGAAAGCCTTGAACTTGGCGATGTTGGGTGTCTTTTCGATAGGTGCAGGGCGCGACGTACCCCACCCGTTGAGGGCTTGGGATATGTACTGTGCCATGCGACCTTCTACCAAGGCGCGCTCCTCTTGTATCTGGGCATTGCCGGGTGCAGGTATGTACTCCACGCGGAACATGTATTCGTTTTGGAACTGATCGGCATCCCCGCGACGACCGGTGGATTGTAGTTTGTACACAGTACAGCCCTTAAACTGCCAGATGTCGGTGCGTAGTTGCATTTGCACCTCTTTCTTGGCGCCGAGTTGCTCTTCATAGGCGACAGCCATCGATGCGTCACGAGGAGGAATGAATTCCTGGACGCAGTTGGTTACGAACTGCCGGAATGCAGCATCCGACAACTTGTCGTTGTGCACGTTGGCCGCGAGGGTTTGTGCCAACACCTTGTAACGGTAGTTGGGGTCTTTGGTATCGGGTTTCGTTTCATACCCCGTGGTGCTTTCATCTTCCCTGTGGAGGGGTTCAACCGTAATCTTGAGATTACGGGCACTACGTAGGCGTACGGATTCCCACTGGGTTCCGGTGCTGGGCGGGAAGCTGAGGCGAACTTCGGCCCCTTCCGGTGGAAAAAATACTTGCGGTCGTGTGACTTCCATTTCGGTTCTCCTGTTAGATGGGTTCTATCCAGATTCGACCGTTCCGCGTGTCGAAAATGGCATTTTTGTTGAATGGCTGGATGGCGATTGCGATCCGGTCGCTCGTGTCACCATTATGGATAATGAGGGACTCCTCGCGCTCCACTTCACCTACCTGAAAGTGGATTTCGACTTCCGCGCCCTCTGGGATAAACACTTGCATTCGCTTGCGGTCCATTGTGGTTGCTCCTAGGTTAGTTAAATCGGAATACTTCGGAGATCGTGCCGATAGCGGCCTCGCCATCTTTTTCGTACAGGCCTTTGAGTTGGGTTTGATCCGCGAGTTTGTGAAGGTTGAAGTGGTGGTAGAAAGCCTGTCCGTACCGTTGACCTGAGAAGGCGCCGGCTTTAAATGCCTTCTGAAACTTTAGGTACGCCCATTTTTCCAACTGCAACTTACCTTTCTCGATAGCCATCTCGGTTCTCCCCGCTTAACTGATAAATGTTTTGTTGCACTCAGGGCAGCCAAAGACCTCGATGGTGTCCATCCGACCGCTGCCTACTTGAGGGCGCTCCATACTGATGGGCAGCTTGTAGAAGCCTCCGCTCTTCCCTTTTACATCTTGGTACTTACCGTCGTCTACCGGTCCGTAGCCGTGTTGGTATCCACAATGTGGGCATTTCATGTCGTTCTCCTGGTTATGGGTTGTACCTGTAAGTTGCCAGCAACTCAGGCAAGTTGTTAGTACCGGCCTTTTCCACCTCGCTATCCTCTTTGCGAGAACAGAACTCACACAGAGTATAAGCATGGTGCGGAGAGTAAAGCTGGGATTCGCACTCCGTCTGCGGGAACCGAATTTCTACCCCACAGCAATCACACGTGGTCATGTCGTTCTCCTAAAGTAGGATACTGCCGCCCACAGACACCCAGGCTGCCTTACAGGCCTTATATATTGCGCCCAGGGCGTTTTGGTGCTCTACAGAAATACCATGCAGACAGGTTACGTCATCAAACATGGCGGTGATTGCGGCGATGAAATGCGTATCCTCGTACCCACAGACCTCGACTGTCTTAGTAATCTGCTTGTCGAGCACCTCTCGAAAGAAGCTGAGGAATTTTGGCCCTGCACTACCCAGCTCGGCTACCAACTCAGATGCGTTCATATCCATCTTGGTTCTCCTTAGTGGTCCTCCAGAGGTTTGACTTCCGCCAACGTATCAGGCACGCCTTCCCTGTAGCTGTAGTTAGCCCGCCACTCCGCCTCTGTCTGGGTGTATATTGCCACACCCTCCGCCACAGGATCATCGCGGTCCCACGAGAAGGTACAGCCGTTGCCCGAGTGCTGGTTCTCTTGGCAGTGGCCTGTACGGCGGCCTTGAACCATGTTGCTTGAGGCATCTTTGTGCCAGAACTCGGTTCCGAAGAAGTGGCTGCCGCAGACAGGGCAAGTGAAACCGTGATACCTTGTTGCACTTGGAGCCGCCCCTTCCACTTCCACGCCGTACTTTGCGAGGGCACACTCTGCGGCCTCACGAGCAGAGTCAAAGTGATATTCAGGGCTCAGGTTGTCCGCGCTGCCTCTTGCCACCTCGATCGAGTTCAAGGTAACAGACCATACTGACCTGTCGCCATCCTGATCAACCACCTCTGCCCGAAGCGACCCTAGCTCTAAGGAGAGCCTTTCTGTATCCACGTTTTCCTGGTACTTCCACTTTACCTTGAGTGCATTCATTTCTGTCTCCAGAGAACCCATTCGCAATGCACGATCCCGACGCACAAGGTAAGGATCAGATATGCCGAACTGGGCGGCGGTAGATCATTGATCAACGTGTATGTACCCCATCCGAGATAGGCGATGAGGGTGCCCCAGAACCAGCGGTCAGACAGAGGGATTCGCCTCAGAACTCGGAGTAGGTTCATGTCAATCCTCCTGGTAACGACGTCTTCGGGCGAAGACGTCATCGTCTCCGTAGTCCCTGTCGTCGTAAGGTAGTCATCACGCTCAGCTTCCAGCGCATCGTTTTCCCTCTTGACACAGGCGCCGCAAACATCGTAGACACGCCCTGCTTGCCCTTCCTCGAAGTCACGCCGAGGTCGGAGGTCCGTTGCTGGTTGCTTGCACCACTCGCATATTCCGGTAGATACTTCTGCCGCGTGTTCAGCAATCGAAGCCTGCACCTTGGCATAGCACGAGTCACACAGATCGTGCATCTCGCAGCCGAAGCTGTCGGTCTCCCCTTGCATCCTGTAGGTTGCAGGGTTATCACAATCATCACACTTCATGCCCTGCGGGACAGGGTGCCGGGACCCCGGCAAACTTGATAAGGGTCCGAAAACTGCGCTCATGATTGATCTCCTAGTTGAAAAGTGAATGGAGGCGGCCGAACAAGGTCCACCAGCCACCGCTGCTTGGTACGCAGGCAAGTCGCGCAAGTCGAAGTTGGTCAGGAATCCTGGAGGCAACGTCAGGTTGCGGTCCTCGGCCGCATCGTCAGCACGGCACCCCCAGCACAAGGTGCTTTCACCGTACGGGTGATTTGGTCCGTGATTGGTGTACGGCGAGTGGCAGTTGGCGCATACAGGTTCGTCGTATAGGAACACCTGGTTGTTGCCGTGACCCCAATGCTCCGACCAGAGAACCTCTAGATCGACTCCTGTATGTTTCAGGCAATCCGCGCGGGTGATCCTGCGAATCACTCGGACCCCTTCGACGGTCATTTTGACCGTCGGTAGGCCGACCAGAGTCTTCACAAGGTCGATTACGCGACGATCGCTGCTGTTAGCTCTGCCCACGATCAGGCTCCTGTGCGGTGAAACTTGCCATTGACGCGAGAAGCCAACAGCTGGAGCATATCCGCCGAGGCAGGTTTCGCCTCGGCGCGCTGGCGTTTGAATTGGTTCTCCTGCAGAACCGCAACGTCCTTCCGAACACCGCGGTCGGCCTGGATGGCCTCGAAAGCTTTGCGCTGGGCGTCGCGGTCGATGTGGTCGGCCCCTTGCACCCCGTATGCAACCAGGCAGCGGACCTCTGAGGTCAACTTTGCCTGCATCCAGACCAGGCAAGCTTCCAGCCGCTCGAGGGCGAACTCCAGATCCTTGCCCAGAGCCCGCGGGTTGTAGGCATCGATGCGATACCACCCGTACCCGGACGACACCATCTTCATGCCGCCGTAAACGACCAAAGGGGCGTCGTCCTCCAAGTGAAGGAAGCGACGCAGGTGGCGTATGGTGTTGTCCGGGGCGAACACCGTAACGTAAGCACGTTCGGTGCCGAAACCTTGGCGTGTGATTTTCATCTGAATCTCCTCGTTGATCAACCTTGAACTTTAGGGACGCACACCGCTTTGTAGTAGGTGATCCCTTTAGTAGGGTACGTACCCGCTTTCGCCAGACACGCAGCTTCGGTAGGATACTCTGTCGCGTAGACCGGTGTCTCGTAGTAGAAACGACCGTTGGTAACGAATACCACAATCATCAAAATCTTCATCTGTGTCTCCTTATTTCACGAAAGCCAACGCAAATATGACGAAAGATAAGCCGTCCGCTAGTAGCTCATTATCGGATTTTGGGTAGCCGTTCCATCCGAAATGTTTGTTCAGCAGAACCCAGTAGGCTAGGTCGACCCACAAGATGATCCAATTCACTTGTATGTCCATTTGTGTCTCCTCAGAAATGTTCTGCTCTCGCAGAGCAGTCAATGTCGTCCAGGTCGTCGTGGGCCAATTCGGCTAGCCAATCCTCGTGGTCGTAGCGCTCCCGGTCGGCCAGTTCCTCAGTGGCCGCTGCGTTAAGCTTGGCTTTGCAAGCCTGGCAAACATGGTACACAGGGCCGGCCATACCTTCGTCGTAGTCACGCACAGGGCGCAACACCTCGACGTTGGGGCACCAGTCGCACTTGCCCGGTTCCGGCTCGGCCGCACGGTCAGCGTCCAGACACTCCTGGCACATATCAGCCATCTCACAGCCCATGCTGTCCGTTTCGCCCTGAACGCGGCGAACTGCCGGACGGTCAGGGTGCGTGTCGCACATCTGCCCTTGAGGGGCAAGGTGGAGCGATCCAGGCAAACTTGATATAGGTCCGAAAACTGCGCTCATGATTGATCTCCTAGTTGAAAAGTGAATGGAGGCGGCCGAACAAAATCCACCAGCCACCTGCGATACGGATGCCCTTCCGTTTGCGGTCCTGCACTCGATGCCATTCGAGGCGACCAGTCTTGTTCCAGGGCGTGTGAGCAAGTTTCAGGGCCGACTCTTTGCAGGAGGCAAGCCTAGAACTTTCCTGTACCCGGCGTACCGCTTCATTGCTTCTTTTTCGCCGCCACCTGTCCCTTTAACCCCGAACTCCATCAGGGAAATCCAATCCGCCAGGAAAGAGGCATGGTCTCCCCAGTCACCAGATTGGATTGCTGTGATTGCTGCGCGAAACTTGGCAGCCGTCGGCTTGTCCGCATACTTACCTTTCGATAAGGTATCGACGCGATCCTGCATCGAGTTGAGAATAGGTACCAGTTTCGCCGGCAAAGTTTTGAGTGTCTTGACTGCCATGATTGATCTCCTAGTTGGGGGCCGTAGCCCCAGTTGGTTTATTAGCTGCGCGGTTTGACGGCGTTGAACTCGTCCCACCACATGAACGGGTGGTTGCCCTTGTTGATCAGGCCGCGTACCATGTCCAGTTCGGACTGGTCGCCTTCGCTCAACGGCACAAAGTTGTCGCCGTCCCAGATGCACAAGCCGAAGATCATATCTTTGGCGATTACGACGTGGCCGTTATTGAACAGGGTGCCCTTGTTCGTGATCTGCGTGGAAGCAAAACCATGGGCGAGCAGGACTTCGGATTGCTGGACGTGCGGATTGGTGTTGATGATTTTCTCCTTAATAGACAGACGCGGATAGATTTCCAAAGTTTCCATTTCCCCCAAACGAGATTCGTCCGAAGTTAACGTATTTTACTGCTTTTGTGCAGGAAAGCAACCGGTGGGCTACACCTAGGCCCACCGGTGCCTGCGCGTGGCTTAGGTGTGCGCCCGTGCGTCACTGCACACCGGAACCAGCACATGCCAGTCCCAAACCGGCTTCTGACGTACCCACATGTGAACCGAGGCTTCGTCCGCACGAGCAGGCATCAACTTGCGGACCCGATCTTTGCGGCTTATCGCGGACGCTTTTTGGTACTCCTCGTCAGTGAGAGCCGCAACGTGTTCCTTGACGAAGGACAGGGCCTCTGCGGCGTGGGTCGCGCCGGCGAAAACCTTCTGGAGCAATTTGGCGGAACCTACAGGTCGGAACTGAACCTGGGTTCCGAACTTGGGTGGGTTCTTGGGATCGAAAACGTAAGGGGCACGGATGTTAAGCATTTGAATCTATCTCCTAAGTAGAGTGGGTTGGTGAAACGGTATTACAGCTTGGTTGAGAGCTCGGCGATCTGGGCGCGAGCCTGGTCGACGGTAGCGCACTTGTTGGCAGCCAACACGTTAATGGCTTGGGTCAGAGCCAAACGCCTTTCCTTGCGTCGCCACTCGTGTTGGCGCAGGACGTAAGCCTGGACAACTTTGCGAACCTGGGCCACCGCCGCGCGGTACTTCGTCTCCTCCTCAGGAGAAGCCTTGATCCAGGTAGTCGAAGTCTTCAGCATCTGGCGGCGAATCTGTTCCTGAACCTCCTTCAAGGAGCGGGCCGGCTTCAGGCCACAAACCCACTGGATTAGGGCCTTCTCTTTGTTGAGTACCGCATCCGGCTTCGGGGCGACAAACACGTTCTTCCCGATAACGTGAAACTGCCGCTTCACCTTCATGGCGCGGACGAGGGTGTCACTGGCGATGTAGAAGGTCCCTTTCTTCTCCTTGCCGGTTTCAGGGCAGGTGTAACTCGAATGTACTCTAGGCATGATGCGAACTCCTAAGTTGATGGTGCGTGGGTGAAAAATCAGTTCTGCGCGGACAGGTAATTGCTGACCAACTCCTCGTCCGGGATCTGGAGTTCAGGGTCGACTCCCATACCCTTGTCGTACTTCACGCGCAAAGCTGCCGCGCGATCGGCCACCGGCCGGTTGGTGTCGACCACGAACTCGTGGACAGCATCGAAGGCTGCCCTGTCAGATGCGTGGTTACCGACCCACGCATGGTTTTGAATCTGTTCCAGGGTGGAAAATTTCATTTTCGAGACTCCTAAGTTGGTTGTAAAAACGCCAGCCGACAGGCTGCTTGCGTGTACGTATTTTAACACAAAAGGGCAAGCCCTAAAACCACTAAATCTACTGTTAGTCCTTACAGTGATTTCCTACGATTCTGAGGCTTCCATCCTAGCTGTCGCAACTCCTTGTCCACTTCCTTAAACTTCTCCTGGGCCTTCTTATCCCCGGCCGCTGCTCTAACCTTGTACCTCGACCAGTACGAACGTAAGGTGTTCACTCGCGTCTGTTCTACTTTGGTTCGAGTAGGAGTATCGCGCTTTACTACCCTAAGCTCTGTCAGATTCAGACTAGGTGGCACGATACGAAAGTTCCTCCTCAACATATGGCACAAGGAGTGAGCCAACTCCTCGTGAGACAGAATCATATGAATAGGGGCAGAGGCAAAAGGGACTCTCAGGTTAGTTCGGTACACCGTCTGAATGAGGTTCTCTAGGACGTGATCGTAGTCCGGGTTGTAGTCTGGGAGGGCTTTTTTGTAGAGACGAACCACATCCAAAGGAGGGTTAAGGGCCGCCAGGTGAATAAAGTACATCTCGGTGAGCCAGTGATTTAGACCATTGAGGTAAGGACCATCTGTGAGAGTAAGCCGACCACCCCACCTAAGGTGAGCCTCCTCCAACGTATCCGGTATCAGCGCAGACTTTTTCCACACGGTCTGACACGTACCTGAGGAGATCACTGGCATGTAGGGAATAGGCCTCAACCTAGAATTGAGGACTGTCAGAGGTGGTGTATCCAGTCCCCATTTAGAGGTGGGGTTGTAGTTCGCTATCCAGGTCCAACCTCTCCTCAATAGAATATCTAAAGGATTTTTTGGAGTGCCATCTTTTTTCACCATATAAGGCTTGAGCAAGATGTAGAGCTCCCTCTTGAGATCGAAGAGTGAGTCTCGCCTCTTCATCGTAGCCTTCTCCTCTCGGGTAGGCGTGACATAAGGGGAGTCGTAGTAGTAATAGAAGTTCCAGAGGAAAGAGATCAATTCATAGGTGCCCCACTTAACACCTGCTTTCTGTATCAGCTGATTTACTTTGTCCACGACTTCAGGGGAAGTGATGAGTCCCCGGGAGAGCAAGTTTTTAGTGAGCCTCCTCTGGGACTTCAGAGGTAGAGGTTCATCGAAAGCTGTCGGCTTGAATCCTTTGGCAGCAGACAGCAAAGGTACCAGGGTTAGTCTTACCTGCAAGTCTTTCTTAAGCTTGAGGCTGCGTGTCCTTATCTCCTGGGCGCTCTGGTACGCCCTAGTCAAGCGAGGAGTGTTTTCTATCTGTGCCATTGCCTCAGGCGAAGGGTGTATCAGGTCTACCATGCGATAGGATTGCTGCCTTAGCATGTGGTACATCTGAGAGTATTTGAAGAAAGCACTCAACATAGTGACCCGGTCGTACCCGTCGAACATGCGGGTAGGTTTCATGAACGGATACAGGGATACTTTCTGGGAGGCCCAAGTTTTCTTGGGCACCTTGAGCTGGTCGAGGTCAACTTTCCACACACCAGGTTTTACCTCAATGAAAGGTAAGTCTACGCCCGTGAGGTTCACCATCAAGTGTTGAGTAGATCTGGAGTAGTCAGCTTGCTGCAGATACGTAATCATCTGGCTACTGCTGGAGGTGCCATCGTAAGCGCCTCGAGTGTAGTTGAGGTCCCTCAACTCGTTCATCTGTTTGGTTGTAGCAGGTCGAGTTATTTTGAAAGCTACCCACCCTGTAGGTTTCTCCTTCTCATACACCTTAGGGTCGTATAGTTGGATAAGGGGGAAGATGCCGGGAACAGACATCGAGACCGTTCGCCTCACGCCTAAGCATTTCCTAGCCTCGTCGAAAAACACCCAGATTTTTCGAGTAGGTTCCTCGGGCTTAGGTGGGGGGAGTTTTAAGAAAGCAGCGTAGGTGGTCAAGATAATACTGCCGAGGGGTGCGGCAGTTTTACTCTGAGGGTCCAGCAAACCTCCTAGGTGGTGAACCACACCACTGCTTTTGGTGTAAGGATTAGCCAAAGACAAGACACGAGCAATGTCTCGATTAGGTGTGTCCGTAAAGTCATCGTCGTCTGCAGACCATACGGTGTAGATCTGGGCTCTCCTTGTCTTGATCATCCTTATCTTTTGCACCACCTCGCTCAATAACGCCTTTGTAGGCGCAACGTAGAGGAAGGTGTGAGTAGGCGCCTTCTTGCTCAGAAGCATCTTGCGAGCAGTTACGAGGAAATATGAGGTTTTGCCTGCCCCAGGCAAGGCGTCCATTACCTCGAGTAACGGCTGAAAAGTAGACATGTGCAGGTTTCCTTTGGCAGGTAAGAGTGGTGTTCTACATGGTATTTACAGTCTAAGGTACCATAAAGGCCGCGGCCTTTATAGCGATTCACAACAGGTAATTGCTTAATAGAGTTTCACAACAGGTAATTGCTTAATAGAGTTTCACAACAACCTGTTGTGAATCACTCTAGAAGTGCAGTGAAACCTTACTATATGTGTACACATTACAACAACACAACATCAACCAATACTCTAGAATCTTTAAAACCACGTTAGTGTATCCAATCATACCGATCGCTTTGCGATCGTAAGATTGCATTATAAACAACTCGTTCTCGTGCCTACAATCTCGTGCCTATCTAACTAAGCCACTAGAGTTGGCAAAACAACACGAACACGAGTCATTTGTGATAGCCCTCGCTTCGCTCGAGGCTATCGTTGCCTAACGGCAACAGCTAACGCAAGGCTGCGCCTTTTCTACAGACTGTAAATAGTAGGTGGAGTTAGTCGATTCCGATTTCTTTCCCTAAGGAGTTTTTCATGCCTCATGCCGTTTATGTTGACCGTAATGGTCTCGAAGTTTTCTCTGTACCTGGGCCGCATTCGGCGGAGCCTAATGGGCATCACTATGAGGTTCGGTTCTTGACACGAACCGCCCATAAAACGATCTCGATTGATTTCCAGGAAGGGCCGGTCAAGACCTTCGGTCTCAACGGCGTAACGAACGAAGCCTTGCTGGCGATCCTTATCGACCGAACCAAGGTTCTGAACGACGCGTTTCCTTGCGAGGAGAATGAGGTAGCCCTCACCCATATGTGGGACGCCCTCCGAAGCCTGGAGGCCCGTACTGCTCGGCGAGTGGCGACAGGTCTCGAAGGCCAGATGAAAGAGTCTTGACGTGATACTGGTCAAAGTCCTCGCCCCTCTTTTGGTAACGACCTTGAAGTCTGAGCCGGTCGAGGGCGAGGTCTATATGATCAGCGCGGACTACAACTACACGGTACGACCTTCTGAGGTCTGCCGTTTCAAGGCCACTCAGATGTATCCGGCCAAGAAACCTGGGTACACCGCGTTTGATGTTTTCAATCCTGGTGGCACCACATCCAAGATGCTGGTCAAAGACGGCCACTACAAAACCAAGGAGATCTAGATGTCTGCGGACAACGACCTACTGGAGTACCAAATCTTGGCGCCCCACGTCGACGACGAAATGATAGGGTGCTACACCAAACTCCTGACCGGCCACGTTAGCGGAGTCCACTACTTCTTCGATCTTACGGAAGAGCGGCAGCAAGAGGCTATACGCGCAAGTCAATTCTACGGATTCCTCCTGACATTCTCCCACGCTCCGGATGCGATGTTGTCGATGATGTCTCTGGACAACGCCATACACCGGATTATGCGCCAGTACCATACGGCGAATACTATCTGGTTGGTCCCTGACATTACCGATGTGCACCATCATCACAAGATGGTAAATTGGACGGCTCGGAAGGTCGCACACAGGCTAACAGCCGGAGGTGCCTCGAAGGTACAGCTGGAGTTCTACTCGATAGACATGTCTTCCCCGTCTGTTGTCCCTTTGCCCTCGCACATTGCGAGCCAGAAGAAAGAAGCCTTGCTCCAGAATTACCCTTCCCAGTTCTCATTGTTTCAGAATGAGAAATACTTTCTGTTTGAGGGCTACAGTCGGGACAATACTAGGTCAGCGGCGAGACTCACTCGCTACGTTCACGTGGTTCTAAGTAGCTACCCAGATACGGATCGGAAGATCACTTCCGGCATCTACATTGACGCCGAAGTTTCTCTGAAAGACTGGGGCTTGCTCTCAGAGCTAGAGGCTAACCTGGACGCGGTGCTGAGGCAATCTTCCGTGAAGTTATCCGAGTACGGGAGGGCCGTCACTATACCCAACCTCAGATACATAGTGGAAGAGATTCATCCTGAACTGCTGTTCAGCTTGCCCTTAGGGCAGGTCGAGTCCTTGAAGGTTACGGCCAGGGCAGAAGACGGTTCCTCTTGGTCAGTGAGTGTTTAAAGGGGATGTAAATGAAGATAGGAATAGAAGTAGAAGGACGCTTGCGAGGTATCAAGACGATTTTCATGAGCTACGCAGAGCTGCTGCAGGCGTTTCTCCATCACCATGAGAGTGCTTGTGCGCTCGGGCGATGGCTGCACATCTACGCTAACCAGCACGGCGCTTCTCATTTCTACATATCAGACCACACCAATCAGATCACTCCTCACTTTTTCGGTGAGTATATCGGTCCGTTTCTGGATATGAAATCTCGGTTACTGGTTACTCTCGAGGTAACCGACTACAGTGAATCCTGGTATGAACTTCGACGCCAGTACCCTTCTCTAGGGTTCATGATTCACGTAGAAGGCAAACCTTCACTCTGGGGTCTAGAGCCGCTAGACCAAATCAAATTCAGTCAAGAGACTAGCCGAGGACCTACGGTGCTTTGTGCTACACGACTCTCGTTTCAGAGAACACACCCGGAAGAATTCCAAAACGACATCGAACTACCTTCACCTTTTCCTACACCGGAGCCAACATGACGAAACTTCACATCCTCCCTATCGAGCCTTTGCCGGAGAGATACACGGAGTCCTGGTACAACCACTTGCCGAAAGCTTTTGAGGATCACATCGACGGTATCGAGGCCTACAACATCTCAGGCGAGACTCTTACCGACCACGTTGAGGTAGGGACGTTCCTGGACATCAACAGCACCATCTACTACAAGAATAGTCAGATGCAGAAGGTTGCGAAGATGTTCCGCGAAAAACTGATCCGACCTGGGGACATTTTCTTCGTCTCCGATATAGAGTTCTGGGGCATCGAGAGCCTTCGCCTCTTGTCTCAGCTCAACAAGGTGCCAATCCTGATCTACGGATTCCTTCACGCGGCGTCCTACACGATAGAGGATGCTTTTGCTGTTGCAGCACCTTACCAGAGGTTCACGGAGGTCGGCTGGCTTGCGGCTTGCGACACCGTCTTTGTCGGTTCTGATTACCACAAGCGAGCCTTCATCGAGAGGCGTCTGCTGCCGTTGAACCTACCTCAGAAAGATCAAGAGGCGTTAGCCTCGAAGCTGGTGGTGTCCGGCAATCCCCTCTTCAAAAGTGACTACGCCAGGAACGATTTTCTTCAAGAGGGCCAGCCTGCTGCTAAGAAGCGGCAAGTGGTGCTACCTAACAGGTTCGACTGGGAGAAGAGGCCTAACCTCAGTCTCGACTTGGCATACATTCTCAAACGGGAAGACCCTACGATCGAGATTGTGGTGTGCACTTCTCGCCCCCATTTCACGTCCAACAAGACGTGGCTCCTTAAACTTGCCCGCGAGATGGAGTCAGACGGGATCATCACTATCAAGGCAGGGTTGAGCAAGGCCGAGTACCACGCACTTTTGGAAGAGAGTGCGGTTATGCTCTCGACCAGTATCGAAGAGAATTTCGGGTACTGCATAGTGGAGGCTATGATGTACGAGTGCTACCCTTTGGTACGCAACTCGTTGTCTCACCCTGAACTGGTTGGTTGGGAGAGGGCGTTCTTGTTCGATGACGAGGACCAGGTAGTTAGCAAGATACAAGTTCTCCTGGAAGCGAACACCTATAGGTCGCCGAAGCCGACCCCTCACGGTAACTGGCGAGATATTTGTCGGGATAGGGCTAAACACTATTGCTTTCAACCTATGAGCATAATGGCTCGGACCATCGAAAGAGATTCGAGGCACAGCTTCCGCGGCTGACGCGCCGTACAGCCGTGAGAAAGGGGCCCATTAGAGGCCCCTTTCTCTTGAGCAGATTCTGCGATCAGACTAGCCGAACACTACGGTCGCTCCGTTCTCGCCATCTTCCGAAACTTCCACTGTCGCAGGATGCACAGCATTCCGAGTGCCTTTCAACTTGGCTAACGCGACCAGGAACGCGGTGTAGACATCTTCCGCCATCATTTCGCAGGACATTGCTCCTAGTTGAAGCGGTTCCCCTACTTGAATTTTCCGACCACCGGACACCCTGGCGTAGAAAACCTTTACCACTGCCCGCTGCAACTGAATGAATTCCACATCTCGGTTAAAGTGGGTAACCGGCACGGTCAGCTTGACCTTGAACTGATGCCTGTGCGGCGACCCTAGGAAGCTGACGTCTTCCAGGTTCGGGTGGGTGGCGGCCTCCGGATAACAATGGATACCTTCAAAAGCAAAGGTTACCCAAACGCTCGCCTGCTTCTTCACATCTGCAACTGCGGTGCTCTTACTCATTTGCGGCGCTCCTGTTTATTGACTTGCGAATTAGATTTCAGCACGAGCATTTTGTAGGCGAGTCCCTCGACACTTCTCTCATCTACTCGCACCTCCCAGAACGGCACACCTTTAATTATCTTCGTCCTGGGTTTGTACGGACTAATTATCAACACGCGGTTATCGTAGGTGTAGTCCGAGTATCTCACCTGGTAGTACCCTCGATCCTTAACGTCACCGTACGTCGTGATGTGTATAAGATCGTCCAGCGGAATCTCTACCCAAGTCCCCGAGCCTTTCTCCTGACCTACTTCGCAACGAAGTACCTTCTTCCTCAGGACTATTCTTTTGGCTCTCACTATCCCCGAACTAGGTTTTATCTGGCCTACCCACACCTGCCACATTTAGGTCGTGTAGTACGACGGACTGATCTGCACCCCTTCGACCGCGAGGAACTTGTACACCTCCACCTCGGACCAATCGTAGATAGGGAAACAGAAGGCAATTCCGAACAGACCTTCTTTCGTAAAGTCTGTCATCTCTTCCCGGGATTGTTCCACGCCATCTACGATCAGGTTAGTGCTTCGGCCATCGGTACGACTGAACTCGTCTCGTCGGGTACCGTCTACTTGTGCCACTACCTGAGTGCGTCGGATAAAATCCTGCATACCCGAAGCCGGCACCATAAACAGTCGGTTGGCATTTGGCGAATCTTTCCTAGCCATCTTGTCTGCCAAGTGCCCTCGGTCTTCCATTGGCACAATGTCTTTCATCGTGTGCACCACAAGATGCTGGCTGTACGGGCCCATGGCCATCTCCGTCAGCCTCATTACCGCATCGGAGTCCTTGCCTCCAGAATGACCTACGTAGATTGCGCCTAGCTGGGCTACCTTCTGAATTCTACCTACGGCAAGGCGCACTTTGTCGCCTAGTGTGCCTGCGGCGTAACCCCTGTAAGGATTCCACGGCTCCATACGATCTAGAGGTACGTTACTTGTAACTAGGTAAGGGCTGGTGCCCCCTTCTGCCTTACTCTCTGCCTTGTTCTCGGTGTCGGGTCCCACGGTACTACCTCCTTGTATCCACTAAAAGGCACGTCGTTGTGCTAAAACGTATTTACATTCCTCACTGGTTTCTGCACATAGTAATTTAATATGGTCCGACACCTGCGTAATGTAGCTTCGTTAAGTCGGGGCGCCCGAAACCAAAATAGGAGATTGTTTGAACATGTCAAAAACCCACAGTTCCACTCTTGTACGAGCTGCCGCGTTGGCTGCCTGTGCAGCGGCGGATCGCGTGTTTGTCTTCTCTTCCTCCGATGCTGCGCTCCTAGCCGCGGAGAACGCAAGTGCAACCATCAGCAAGCTGCCGTTCTCGACAGTCCACTGCGCTGATTGCACCACTGAGTTCGCCACGCCTCGCGAGTTAGCCTCTGCGGAACTTCATTGCATCGTGTGCGGAAGCACTCATGTCAAGGAAAAGGCAACTGCGGCCGACGATGACGGGATGGTCGACTTTCCCGTCGACGAAGAATGCGTGTCCGTCGATTGCGCCTCCTGCGGCACGACCCACGCCCTGCAACGTAGCGTTCTGGCTGCACTGGACAAGGAAATTTCTTGCACCATCTGCGGCACCAAGATCACTGCGGCCGACGACGAAGGTATGGATGACGAAGAGTTCGACGCGGACGAAATTGCGTCCGACGACCTCGAAGAAGTCGACCTGCTTGGCGACGACAGCGCAGGCGAAGGCGACGCAGCTCCTGTTGCCGATCCCGTAGGCAATCCTGGTGACCTAACCGCTGCCGGCGACGAAGGCAGCGAATCGGAAGGAGGTGATCCTGAATCTGATGGTGGCGCCGTAGCCAGCGACGAAGCAGAAGAACTCGAAGTCAGTCTCATGGATGACCTTGAGGACGTGCCTGCTGAAGCCAGTGTCCTGGATTTCGGCGACTCGATCGCTATTGCCTGCAAGACCACTATCGTCGCTCACCTGCACCAGTCGGCTGCCGGCGACAACAAGGACTTGTGGGGCAAGGATGCCTTCCATACCGCAATCGCCAACCATCTGAAACAGCACGGCGTGGTCAAAACTGTCGAGGCATTCTCGTTCTCGCCGGTCAAGATCAAGATCCGTGTGGCCAAACAACTGGCGACCGTCGTCAGTGCCAAGGTCGAGTCTGCTACCGCTGAACTCCTTACCAAGGAGAAGCAGCTGGAGGCGGCGGTCAAGCAATCGCTTGATATCGCTACCGTCGGCATCAACAAGGGTTTCTGGAAGGGGATTACCAATCCTCTGAAGGCTGCCCTCGTAGCAGAACTCACCACCGCTGGTGTGCAATCGCCTGCCAAGATCGTTGACCGCGTGTTCGACAAGCATGGCCTGGCCTACGCGGCAACTCTCCTTCAACAAGCCCAAGTTGTCCGCTCCCGTTCGGCAGAGTCCCGCAATGAACTGGCGGCAACACTCGATCTAGTCAATACCGTTCTATCCGCAGAAGAGGATGAAGACGACAGTATTGACGATTCCGACGAATTCGCAGCGACGGCGCACATCCGTCCTGTGGCTCAGTCGGAGACTGCCGCGCTGCTCGGTGGCAAGGCAGGTAGTCCTTCTCGACCGACTTCGGTCATCGCTTCGCTCTTGAAGAGTCATGGGAAGGACGCTTCGTCCTCCCTTTTCCCCGCTTAACATAGGAGTCAAATGAAAAATGATCTACTTTCCTAAATCGCGCTTCCAGATCAGCCATGAAGTGGCCCTGGCTGCCGGTGCCGCTGTTGCTGCGGAAGGTCAAGCCCTGGTTGCCAGCACTATCGCCGGCGTCTTTGGTGCGGCGCCTTCGGCTGGCAGCTCTGGCGAACTGTTCCTGGGCGTGGCAATTTCTGCCCAGATCACCTTGGCTTCCTTCCCGAAAGTCGAAACCTTCGTCATCGGCGCAGGTCTGACCTACACCCTGTCGCGCACTCCGTCGGGCTCCACTCTGACGGTGCTGAACGGCGCAACGGCTGTTGCGGCCGGCGCGGGTGCTACCCAGTACCAACTGTCGGGGGCTACCCTGACGTTCGGCGGCACCGGTGTTGCGGCTGCAGGCCAAACCATCGTCGCCGTCTATCGCTTCGTCCCGACCGTAGTGGAAGCTGTTTCGATCCAGGGTGACATTACCCCGGGCGGCACGGCGGCTGCTCAGCTGGGTCAAGTTGGTGTCGTCAAGTCCGGCGTCATCTACACCAGCGAGTACGACACTGCGGTGAACTGGATGGCAACCAATCCGATCATCACTACGGGTGCTAACGGTCGCTTCACGATCGGTGGTTCCGGTGCGACGGTCAACGGTGTGGTTGTTGCAGCGCCGAATGCATCTGGTCCTCAGGGCGCGTTCCTGGGCATCGAATTCTCTGCGCAGTAAGCCGCAGACCAACTGACTAGGAGAGGTACCCAATGAAGATGAAACACCCCATTGTTGCTTCGGAACTGCGGTTTTCGGACAGCCAAGAACGTGCCGTCGGCGCCAACGGTGATCTGAATGCTTCGTCCAAGCGCGATCTGATCCAGCAACAGCTGAAGCTTTTGGCCGCCACGTCGTCTGGCCAAGTCGTTACCGAAAGCCAGGCTCAAGAGCGTCAGAAGGCTGCGCGCCTCCATCGCGAGATGGTTGCTGCGGCTTTCAACGACAAGGTTGCTCACCGCGAACTGGGCGAAGTTGTTGCCCAGAACCTGTACCAGGCAATGAATCGCAAGGGCTTTGCTCGTAAGTTCCTGGCGCGTCAAGACCTGAGCCAGGGCGAAATCCCGCGCGTGTGGTTGCGGAAGAAGGACGTCACTGCTGTTTGGTCGACGTCGCCGACGCGCCTGGCTTCGCAGATCACCCGCGACAAGCTGTTCACGCCGCCTGAGTTCCAGATCGAAGCTCGCCCGTTCATTCCGCAGAACGACATCAACCAATCCGCCGGCGACGTCCTGGAAGAGAAGTACCAGGAATCGCTGGAAGGCATCATGGTTGGCGAAGACCGCGTGTGGTACAACCTGGCCAACGCCACTGTCGGCCTGGACAACCCGCTGACCCTGATCTCCGGCACCCTCACGCCGTTGCTGCTGATGTCGGTTCGCACCAACGTCGCTCGTTGGGGCCTGCAGACCACCTCGGTGCTGATGGCGAATGACCTGTACAATGACATCGTCGGCGACGCGTCGTTCATCCAGGCCATTGAACCGGTTGCGCGTCATGAGCTGATCATGACTGGCGAACTGGCTGTGCTGTACGGAATGACGATCGTCTCCGATGCTTATCGTCACCCGGAGCACAAGGTCCTGAACCAGGGCGAGTTCTACGTCATCGCCGATCCGACTACGCACGGTCAGTACACCGATCGCGGCGGCGTCGAGGCTCAGCCGACCGACGGCGTCACGGAAGGTATTGCTGGTCGCGGCTGGTGGCTGTTTGAGTCGGTCTCCTTCGTGCTCGGCAACGCCCGTTCCGTCGCCAAGGGCATTCGTACCTAATGTAGTTAGGCGGGCTTAAACACAGGGCCCGCCTAACTCCTCAACCCGTGGAGATTAGAACATGCCGATGAAAAAGTACCACCGTTCCCTGGATCTGCTGTTGGCGTCGGCTGCTGCTGCCCGCGCCGGCAAGCATGAGACCGCAGGTAAGCTGCTGATCAAGGCGTCGGAAGACCCTGGTCTGGATGATGCCATCGACGACGTCGACGACATGCAGGAAGAAGCTCGCGTTCGCCGCAGCAAGGTGCAAGCGCGCCGCAAGACCGTGAAGGCCGCCGAAGGTGACATGATGGGCGAAGGCGAAGATGATTCGCTAGAAACCCTTCTGGACGACGTCTCGGAAGCCGGCGATGGTGAAGTGTCCGACGAAGAGCTGGACGAATTGGTTGTCGAAGAAGGTAGCGACGACGAAGGTGGTGATGGCGAGGAAGATGATGACGAAGAAGAGATGGTTGAAGCTTCGGCTTCGCGCCGTCGCAAGATCGCCCGCACCGCTAGCAACATGTCTGCCCTGGCTCGTCTGCAGGCAACCCTGGCTAAGGCTGCCAAGAAGTAATCAGCCTCGGCTCGCGTGGAAGTTCTAGAGGTGAGGCTGCGGTTTTGGCCTCACCTCTTTACCTATGTAGGTGACCCTTTTGGCAGATATCGCACAACCTAGTTTAGTTCCTGTTGAGGAGTTTGTTTACTCTGGACTAAAGAAGAGGATCGAAGAGGTCTTCGGGGTTCCTGCCGTCATCTGCAATGCTACTGACGAGATTCAATTGTTGAAGCGTCTGCGCGATGTCTCCAACAACGAGGTAACTTACCCGTACATCTTCCTGAGCATTAGCACTCAAGGCATCAACAAAGAAGGCTACCGGCCTCGACCTATGGCTAGGTCAGGCGTAGTAACTCAGGTTCAAGGCCAACTAGGGCAGTTCGTCTACGTGATGAGGCTGCTACCGACCAGTACAGTGTTCGATGTGCGGTACTTTGACAACGACCACGCCCGGCTGATGAAGTTTGTCAAGCGGTGGCTATTCGCCTGCCAAAGTGGTGTCCTCAAGTACACCGTCGAGTACGGTAGAGCATTGGACATTGCTGTCTTTCTCGAGGACAATCTCACTGTCCCTAAACGTGAGGCCGATCCCAACAACATCCCAGAGCACGAGTTGACCACGCAGCTCACAGTCAACGGCTACCTATCCGAAGACAAACCTATCCTGCGACCACTGGTTAAGGAGGTTCAAGTAGAGCTAGCGACGACAGATGCCGCTTCTGGCTCATCTTCTGTCTTCATGTCTTTCCCTGTTCGTAAGGACACTACACAATGAGTAAAGCGACTGCCGTCCAGCTTGCGGTGTACCACGTTACCAACAACATCAAGCGTAACGTAGGTGCCTTCATGGCGTCTTTCATCAACACCAACGATGCCCTCGCTAGTATCTACTCTAGCGTAGCCCTTAGTGGTGTGTACCCTTACACACCTCCGGCCGGAAACAAGGCGCTCATTGTCAGCGTCAGCGCACCTATTCAGGTGACGGTCGTTTTCGATTTCAACAATGAGACCATTACGCAGACGGTCAATAGCCTGCTGGTATTGGACACAGAAGTCACCAGCATCGAGTTCAACAATGCTTCCGGTTCGCCGGTGGACATTGCCATCATTAGCGGATAAGAGGAGACACAATGCAAACCCTAATCAACAGTTCCGACGAACAAATCGCTGTACCTTTCGTCAATGATCAAGGCAAGGACGACAAGGTTATCGTTCAGCCGAAAGGTCGTGCCACTTTGACCGAAGGTTCCTTGGTCGACGATATGTGGCTGACAGATCATCCTCAGGTGAAACTGCACCCTGCCGCCTAAGCAGTTAGAGTAATTTTATGGGGTACATAGATCCCATACAATCCCCGAGTTCCAGAAACGGAGAACACACAGATGGCTATCCTGCAGCAACAATCTAGTGATGTGAGGTTCAACGAGATAGACCTATCTCAGACTCTCGTTCAAGCAAGTTCGGCCACTGCTGGCACGGTCATGGTCTCGCCTAAAGGGCGCCTGGGTCTGTTTCACGTCAGCAGCCCGGAGCAGTTCCTTTCGGAGTACGGCATTCCTGTAGCCGCGCTCTCGTTCAGCCATTACTGCGCCCTCGACTTCCTGCGAGAAGGCAACAGCCTCTGGTGTAACCGCGTAGCCGGTAGCGGGTACAACTACGCCGGCGCAATCCTCAAGACCGTGTCCGGCGACATGGCTCTTGCCAGTGCAGCCTCTTTAGGTAGCGGCATTACTAATCCTCTCACCCCTAGCTGGGCGTCTTTGGTGGGCGGTGGCGAGACGGCTCTGGCTCTGTTCTATCCGAAACGCGGCCCAGGTGCGTACGCCAACGCCGCACTCGGCGTCCAGATCATTACGACCAACTTGACCACGCCAACGGGCCTAGTTGCTACTCCTGCTATCACTGGCGGTTCCTTAGGTGCAGCTACTTACACCTACCGGGTATCCGCCTTGTCCTCGACCGGCGAAAGCCTAGCGACGGCAGAAGTTACAGGGGCAGTAGCTTCTGGAACCACGGGTTCGGTATCCTTGGCATGGAACGCGGTCGAAGGTGCAGTAGGCTACCGCGTGTATGGTAGAAGCTCTGGTACCGTCAAGTTCATCACGAAGGTCGGCATCACGGCGCAGTCGGGTAGCACGGTCACTTGGGTCGATACTGGCTCCATCTCCGTCACTACTTCGATCTCCCCGATCACTTCGTCTGGCGACCTGGTGCTGTCCGAAGAGTACGTCCTCAACGTATTCGACTACTCCGTGTCTAGCTCCATTCCTGTGGAGACGTTCCCTATTACGCTAGCGGACGCGGTCGACGGCGACGGAGTACAGACTGAGCTGATGCAGAGGGTGAATCCGTTCTCGTCCTACATCAGCTGCTTCAGCAATGTACCTTCGCTGGTATCCGTGCCCGTTCTCAGCGGACGTACTGCCCAGGTGGCATTGAATGGCGGCCTCGATGGTGCTACGGTTACTACCAACCAGATCGAACTGGCCTGGGAAGCTTTCCGCGAGCGCGAGGAGGTCGACGTCGATATCCTTATCAACTCCGGTGTAGCGGATCCTTCGGTGCAGCTGGCTATGGACAGCATCGTTCAGCAGCGAGCCACCGCCATTGCGCTCCTGGACGTACCGTCGACCAGCCAATCCTCCGCACAAGGCATGATCGACTATCGCAACCTGACCCTGAACCTCAACAGCTCGTACTCCGCACTGTTCGGGCCGGACGTTCTGGAATCCGATCCTTACAACGGCAAGACGCTGTACGTGCCGTTCTCCGGATGGGCCGGCGCCTTGTGTGCGCGAACTGACCGAGTGACTGACCCGTGGTGGTCTATCGCTGGTTTGAATCGCGGCCTCGTCAATGTGCGTGGTGTGCGGTACAAGTACGGTGATGCGGATCGCACGTCGCTGTTCAAGGCCCAGGTCAACTACACTCGCACGTTCCTCGGCGCCGGCATTGCTCTGTGGGAGCAGGTGACTCTCCAGAACAAGTCGAGCGCACTGAGCTGGCTGAGTGTACGCAGGCTTTGTAACATCATCAAGAAGTCGGTGTATAGCTACCTCCTGTACGCACTGGAAGAGCCGAACGACGACATTCTCCGCAAGCAGATCATCGACGCCTTATCGCAGTACCTGGATATCATCCAGTCGCGCAGAGGCATTAGCGCCTACCTGGTAGTGTCCTCGAACCAGAATAACCCGCCGTCCCTTACTGCGGCAGGCATTCTCAAGGTGAGCGTCTTCATCACGCCTATCATCCCGGTTCACGAGATCAAGCTCGACCTGGTGATCACGAAACAAGGCGTAGAGTTTAGCGAAACTAACCTGGCTAACCTGGCAGGTTAAGCCCATATCAAGGAGACATGACCGTGGGAAGAACTTCAATATCGGATATCCGGGGGGTCGGAGACCCACTTCAACAATGGAATTGGGACCTGTTTATCCCGAACATGCCGGGCACCTCCAATTCGCGCCCGTTCACCTTCAAGTGCCAAACGACCTCCATCCCCGGCTTTCAGATTGAGCCGGTGCTGGTGGGGCTGCACGGCGTAGAGCTGTCTTACGCAGGTCGGGCTCTCTACACCAAGACGTTCGACTGTACGCTTCTGGAGTCGCGTGATGGTAACACTCGCGACATGTTCACCAAGTGGAAAGAGCTTGCCCGCAGCTGGAAGCTCAACACAGGTACGTCGAAGGACATCTACGCTACCAACGGCGAACTCGTCCTGTACGATGATACGCCCTCTGTGATCCGTACTATCAAGATCTACGGCATGTGGCCGTCCAACCTAGCGGACTCCCAGCTGGATGGACAAGCGTCGCAAGCAGTGACCCACTCGGTTACCTTCACTTACGACTGGGTCGACGACTCCGCGGCTTAAGGAAAAGAACATGACCATTAAACGTGTAGTGGCAAGACTTCAAGAGCAGGCCGTTACGCCAGAGAAAAAACCTGCCCACATCGAAGTACGCAAGATGACCAAGGCAGAGAAGAAAGCGGAAGCCAAAGTTCTGGATACCACGTTAGCGGTAATCGTGGACAGGAGGCCTCAGGGCATTAAAGGCGACAATTACCAGTATTTGTCCCTCACGGCTTCTGAGGCGGCGCAAATTGGTAAGGATCTAGTGGCGTTGTCTCGTCAAACCGACAACGCGAACCTAGGTCAGTCTTGATACCTCGCGGACATGGGACTCCGAGATAGCGCAGCAGGCGGTCTGTCGGGCATCATTGCAACAATGGGACAAGGTCTTTCGACTCCGGTCAAGGCCTTGTCTTCCATCGTTTCCAACTTCGGCATTACCGCTAAAGACTTGGCGAACCCTGCCGACCTGGCGACTAAGATCGGCAGCGCAATCTCTAGCTACGGCTTGAACGGTACGGCTGGTTTCGGCAAGCACGTCTTAGGTAACGCCCTGGGTAGGAAAGATCCGCTGCCTAGCTACAACTGGTTCTGCACTCTCCCGACTATCGGTAACCTGGTTCTACCCTGGCACTACGTGGAAGAGTTTACCGCACCGGTGAGGAGCTATGACCAGGTGACGCAGTTCAAGGAAGGCAAAGACAACAAGTGGCCTTCCAAGATGAACCTCAGCAACGTCAGCCTCAAGTGCTACGACGACTCGTCGGGCAGGACTGGTGCTTACTGGGAAGCTTGGCGTGACCTGATCCAGAATACTCAGACGGGAGTGTTCAACTACTCCAACCGCTACAAGCAGAACATTGAGGTAGTGGTGCTAGACATTACCCGCGCCATTCAGGTCTACACCTTCACCTACTACGGGTGCTGGCCGACCTCGATGGATCCTTTGTCTTTGACTTCGAGTGCATCCGATCGCCTAACGCCGTCGATTGAGCTATCCGTAGATGATGTAAAGTTAACTGTGCGGACGGTTCCTCCGACGGACATGGCTAACGCTCTTCTGTCTGCTGTAGGTAGTGGTAGTGCAGGATTCCCAGGCAACTTCATGTCGGCGTTGAATGGTTCTGACAACGGTTTATCTTCGGCTGCTCAAGGTGCTTACACCACAGCAGGTGCCGCGATGAACTCCAGCTTCGGTAACATTTTCGTTTAAGTTTCGCTGCACTCCGTGGGATTGTCCTGCGGATCTTTTAACCCATCGAGGTCACATATGAGCAATACCGGTGCACCAAACTCAGACTTGGTCAGCAAGGGCGCAATGTCCTTTGACCGCAAGCCTAAGGTAGAAATGGTGGATGACGTATCCTTTACGTCTCGCAGTACGCCAAAACCTGCCGAGAGCAAGTCTTACTCCGAAGTAGATGCGCTATACGTAGCCCTACCTTTGCTGAGCAAATTCCTCCCTTACTCCTTCAAGTCCCTGTCTCTTCGCCCTGTGCGCGCCAGCGAACAAACCAAGTTCAATCGTGCCCACAAGGAAGGCATGTTGCGGCATTTGGTCGACGGCGTTTCGGCTACGCTAGAGCCTGGCGTGAGTGCCTACTCCCTTACGTCCAGCGACTTCTACTTCGTCATGTACTGGTTGCGCGTCAACTCCTACACCAAAGTGCCTTACCAGCATCACACTTTGTGCGAGGACCCTAAACACGTTGCTAGGGTAATGTCTGACGATCCTAAGGAGGCCTTGCCGCCGGAGTCCCTCGAGATCAAGATGCTGGTTACCTCTTCCAGCCTCACCCAGCGAGAGCTGGACGCCGCTACCCTGGACAAATTCTACTTACCGGACGCAATTGGTAGCCGCTACCCTTTGGGTTTCGCTACTATGGCCGACGTGGTTGCCATCACCGAGAAGGAGGACAGCATCGAGGCTTCGGTTGCCGAAGCAGCGGCCGCAGGAGATGCTTCCCGAGACGCCGAGGGTGAATTCGAGGAGTGGGCGTGGCTTGCTGACAGGGCCAGCTACCTTACTCGAGGTGACAACGGAGAGCGCGATCTAGAATCCCGCATCCGTCTCGTTCAGACCATGTCCCCAGACGACATCCAAGAGCTCGAGGACTACATCCAGGCCGCCACGAACTATGGCGTTGATGAATATGTAACAGTGAGATGCGAGGAGTGTGGTGCAGAGAAGAGGACGAAAGTCTCTATCTCTGCACTCTCGTTTCTTCCCTCTGCACGAGGAGGGGACTCTTCTTGACAGGCAATACGTCTTGATGGAAGAGTTCGGCGCCTACGTGCCGCTGGACCAGGTTGACCTACGTTCTCTGGTGTACCTGTCAGACAAGGTGGCCAAGCAACGGCAAGTCAATAAGCAGAACGCCACAGTTCAACGCAACCGAGGCAAAGGGAGACGTTAATGGCTACACAGACCGCCGGACGCGGTGACTTTAGGACAGACAGGGAGAAGGCAAGATGGTTAGGTACGGAGCTCGATCGTACTGATCCGACACGGCTGGATCCTATGCTGGCCGGAGTGGTTGCGTCTGGCGGTCTGAGTAAGGCTGAGGCCAAGAAGTTGCAGAAGGCCAACGAAAAGGCCATGCGTGAGCAGTACCTCAAGCTGCAAAAAGGCCTGTCGAAGACCCTCTCTACTCTCTCCGCCGACCAGCAAGATGCGATACTGTCTGAGGTCGGGAAGGTTGTAACCAAAGAAGTAGCTAAAGGCCGACGCATTACCGAATCTGATCGGGCGAAAGATGAGCGTACCTTAAACCAGAGCCGGGCCCGCAAAGAAGAGAAGCAGGCTCAGGAGGCTTGGCGCAAGTCGCAGGCGGCCCATGTTCTCGCGTTGTCCAAGACCTTGGAGCAACTGCAGAAAGAACTCAAGTACGCAGAGGCGGACGGCAAGAAGGCTGAGGTAAAACGCCTTAACACGCTGCATGGTCAGTACGCATCTCTGATGTCGATGTACAAAGAGACCGACGAGAAGGCGGGTACTAGGTCTCACCGAGACAAGATAAGGACACTAGAGCAAGAGAATGAGAAGCTCTTAGGCGCATTAGGGAATGCCAACTCGGCCGAACGGCTAACGGAGACGCTCGAGTCTACGTTGGACCGCGCGAACACTATCCAGACCAAGCTAGAGGATAGGTACAAGAAGCGGGAGACTCAGCTTCTTGAAATGCAGAAGAACATCAAAGACTTCCGCACAGACTTTAAGAGGAAGCTCTTAGGGCGAGTAGGTATAGGTGCGTTCAACCTGCAGAACGCCTTGGACCTCAAGGACAAAGTAAAGGGCAAGATTCAGTCTGCCCGCAAGTTGGTCAACGACTACCGTGATCTGCGGCACTTCCGCAAGACAGGTAAAGTCCGCGGTTACGCTCAGAGTATTGGCGCGGACGGCACTCCGGCTATGCCTGAGGCGGCTACCGCAGGGGGTACCGAAACCTTATCGCAGACTACGTACAAACAGAAGTTGCTAGGCGAGGTACGCAACCTAGTAAGAGCTGTTCGCAAGAACAAGCCTCAGTCACAGCAAGCATCTTCTACCAGTGGCCCTTCCAAGTTCCTGGCAGCTCTGCAGGAAAGCTTAGGTAAGATGGTGGCCGGAATAGGCGCGACACTAGCCAGCTTTGGCAGTAGCTTAGTCAAGGTGGCCGGTCCTGCTCTAGCCCTAGCCGCTGCTGGTGCCGTGGGCTACAAGATCGGAGAGTGGCTCAACGAACAGCCGTGGTTCAAGAACACTGTCGGCAAAGGTCTGAGCAAGGCTGTCAACTTTGCAGGTAAGCTGGTCACAGGTCGGGACATAGACGCCGAAGCTAAAGCAGACAGTGAGCGCACCAAAGAGCAGATGTACAAAGAGGCTAACGAGATGCGACGCAAACAAGGCAAAGCGCCTATAGCCATGCCTTCCTCTGCGTCTGTGCCTCCTGCTGCCCCGTCTAACGCGGGAGGAGATGCCCGGCAAGCTGTTGCAGCCACCGTAACACCCGTCAGCACCCCACCTGCACAAGTTGAAGTGGCTAGCCCTGTTACGCCTCCTGCGTCGGCTGCACCTTCGCCTGTCACCTCAGGTGGCACCATGGAGTCCCAGCGAGGCAAGTTGTTCCGCACCAACGGCCAGGTAGATGTTACCGGGGTCAATGGCGCGGTGCAGCAGAACTTCTTGGGTATGGCTCAGGAGTACAAGGACAAGACAGGCAAGCTGATAGGAGTCAACTCTGCCTATCGCCCGTCTGATCAGCAAAGAAAGCTCTACGAAGAAAACAAGAAGTCGGGCTCGCCTAAGAAGGTAGCCCCTCCGGGTAGCTCGTTGCACGAGTTCGGTTACGCTCTGGATGTGCAGTCTGCGGACGGCAACCGCCTGGACTCTATGGGGCTGCTGAGCAAGTTCGGGTTCAGCCGGCCTGTTAAAGGTGAACCGTGGCACGTGCAGCCCACAGGTATCACTAAGGCTGCCGCGCAACAAGGTATCTACTCTGCGGACTACGCCAGCAATCAAGGTGGAGTGGCGTCTATAGCTAAGGGAGGAAATACTGAGGCTACCTCGGAGTCATTCTCTCCCCCTCCGGCTACCCCCGGCGATACTTCGGTAGCTTCGGCGGAGAGTTCGGGTGGAGGTGGAGGAGGCCGATCCGGAGGCGCAGGTTCCGCTATTGGTGTTAACGACATACCTCTATTCTCTTCGGTTGATGGTAGCTTGTTGGCCATGAACGTCGGCGCGATAGGTGGCGGATAATGTGGACCGCTGCGGACGCCAAGGCCACGATGCTGCACGATCCTAGTATTGCAGAAGAGGCTGGGTTGTTCAGCACCTTGACCGACCTGCTGCGAGAAAAGAAAGAGTCCGCCTTCAAGATCAACCCTTGGGTTGGTGTTGCTGCTGGTGTTGCAGGCATCACGGCTTTAGTAGCCAAGCTCTTGGCCTCGACGGATTTCGACCTCAAGCTGCCTAGCCTAGCAGACATTAAAGCCAAGGTGCTGGGCCCTGAGACAGTAGAGGCTAAAGATCAGACTCAGGCAGCGGCTGCCCCTTCTGCTCCGGTAGTGTCCAAAGCAGAGCTCGATCAGTTGCAGGTCACCGAGCCTACCCAGCCGGTAATGTCTATTATCGACAATGCGGCCAAGGTAGTAGGCATAGACAAGGCTCTGCTCCTGGCCATTGCTCACCAGGAATCCCGGTTCAACGTCAATGCCAAGGCCAAGACGTCCAGTGCGCTAGGTCTCTTTCAGTTGGTGTCGGGCACCTGGCAAGAGCTGGTAAAGAAATACGGCAAGCAGTACGGCATTACTAACAGGGACATCAAGGTCCCAGAGAAGAACGCTATCCTAGGCGCTTGCTACGTCCGGGACATCGTTCGCAGCCTGAGAAAGACACTAGGGAAAGAGCCGTCGGTCACTGACGTCTACGCAGGCTTCTTCTTAGGTGCTACAGGCGCTCGTACATTGCTCGACTCCTTGAAGGACGCACCTAACGCGATCGCCGCCGAAGTCATGCCTAGGGCAGCTAAGGCAAACAAGAATATCTTTTTCACGGCCAAGGGCGTCCCTAAGACAGTGGCTGAGGTGTACGCCACTCTGTACGGTAAGGTAGGTAAGCAGTACCTCAAGTTTGCACAGCAGACCAATACGCCCGTCACAATGGCTGCTGCGGATACGACCGTCTTGCTGCCAGATAATACGGCTAAGTCTTCGCCTTCGGTTACGGCCGCTGCACCTACGTTCTCTGGTGGGCCGGCAAAAACTACCGTAGCCAACACCGAGGCCGTACCGGTATCGTTCGACAGCTTGCCTAAGCAGCCTGTGCAAGTAGCTATAGCGCCTACAGAGGCCTCGCAACAATCCTCAGGCGTTGCTCTGTCTGGCCCTTCGCCTAAGAAGCAGCCTTCCGATTACTATCGAACCAGCAACGGCAATGTTCTGGCTCTAACAGGATGATACTACCATGCCAACCGTAGCAACCTCCTCTACCTTTGCCCAACGGTTCACTCGAGACGAGTCGGTCAACCATCCGTACCAGGTGACGATCGTCTCTAACGATGGCGCAGGTTCGCCGAGCCAAGAAGGTGCGGTCATTATCAAGGCCTACTTGCCCGAAGAGGTGAACCTAGACATTCAGGCCGAGTACGAAGCCCCGTTCGCTCAGGGTTTAAACCAAATGATGCCTGGGCTAAGTTCGCTAGCCCGTGCGTTTGGCGTCAACATGGTCACGCAGGCCATGACCGCACAGGTGTGGCAAGGTGGTACCGAGGTCCAGTTCCAAATGCCGCTGATCTTTCAAGCCACCCATAGTTCGTACCTAGAGGTAATGAAGCCTATCAAGGACCTTCTGCGCCTGACTATGCCAAAGGATCCTACCGGCGGGGGCTTGCTGGAATCTCCTGGTCCCCACATCAACATCGAGAAGCTCAAGACGCCGGTAGGTGGCAGGAAGACTACCTCTACTCCTACTCCGCAGAAACCGACTACTGAATCCAAAGAAGGTGGTGGTATCGTAGGCATGGGCAAGTCTGTTTGGGAAGGCGGCTCCGGACTACTTAGTTCGATTAGCAAGAATGTGACCAGCGTTAGCGAGTCCATCAACAAAGACGGCCTCATGTCTGCGTTCGTCAACGTACCCATCAACACCATCAAGGACTTGAAGGCGTCGACTAACGACACGCTGGTTAACCTCAGCTCGCAGATGGTCAACGCGATTGAGGGGAACATTTCTCTCTACATCGGCAACTACCTTTACATCCCTTCGATCGTGATAACGGACGTGAGCCCTACGTTCAATACCATCATCGGACCGGACGGTAACCCTACGCGGGCGCAGGTTCAAGTCAGCTTCAAGATGTTCTACATACCAACACAGGCCGACCTAGACGTAATGTTCTGGAACGAAGGTGCCAAGCCTGTCGGAGCGAAAAGGATGACCAATGTCTGATTTTCGTCAAGCCAACTTCATACCCCTCATCAACTCGCAGGCACTAGACTGGCTGAAAGCCAACTATGTAAATTTAAGGTTCATAGTCCCTGCGTCAAGTACCTTCCAAGTCACAGGCGCCTTTGAAGCGAACCTTCCAGGTATAGCCTACGAAGTGTTTCGTGAAACAGGACTGTGGTGGGCTATCGCCATATACAACGACATCTTCGACCCTCTCCTAGACGTAGTAGCTGGGACGGAGTTGAAGATACCCGACATGACGGCACTGACAACTTTGCTGGAGAGTTTAGATGAGACCGGCTCTACGGACATTCTGATATGAGCTACCGTATAAAAGATCGGCTAGAGATCGCGATCTTTTTCGACGGGAAGGAATTCCCTCTCGATCGGGTAAACGTATTCAACTTTTTGCACATGAGCTCCTCGACTCGTCTGGGGCTACCTATGGTACGGCTGAGCCTCTTAGACAGTGTTCATTGGCTGACCAAGAATGTATCACTGGCAGACGGTGTAAAAATTCAGGTGGTGATTAAGGTCAAGGACAAGCCTACAACCTACAAATTCCGGCTCAACCTGCACAAGACAGAGATAGCTGCCTCGGGTATCCAGTACGATATCGACGGTTACTTAGACGCACCTCGGTACTGGCTGGAATCTAGCACTACGCCTATCCGAGGTTCGTCCTACGACGTACTAGGTACAGTTGCCCAGCAAACCGGCCTCACCTACGACGGCACTCGTACAGCAGACGGCCAGCTGTGGCATCCGATGAGTAAGAAGTTCTTCCACTTCGTTCGCGAGGTTGTAGACCACGGGTACAAAGACGCTAAGAGCTGTATGCAGTCTGCGGTTACGCTAGGTGGCGAACTACGGTACCGCGACGTGTCTCAGGTTCGGCCCGTTAAAGGCCGGTTTGTGAGCAGTAAGTATCGCAACGGCACTTTTATTGCAACCGACTACAAGCCCAAGTCCTTCTCCGGCTTGATGAACGCCTTAAGCGGGTACGCCTCAGAGTTCTACGCCCCTAGTATCCACACCGACGACAGCGTGACCAAAGACAAGGTCTCTGTCTCGAAGAGAAACACGCAGCTTGCAATGAACTCTGCGCTGCACAAGAACATTGGCAAGAGCGCGGTTCAGTTTCGCCCTATCGACTGCGGTAACGTCCACGCCAAGTACGAAGAGGCTATCTACCAGAATCGCCGCCTGAGCAACCTATACAGCATGGGTGTCGAGTTGGTCACGCCTGACGTAACAGGACTAGAGCCTCTGGACTGGGTGTCCTTCGAGGCAGGCACGCCGTCGGACAAGGCACAGAATCGCCCGCTGTCCGGGGACTACTTGGTAGCGAGCAAGGCTATCTATATCCAAGGTATCAACTACTTCGAGAAATTCGAGTTGTACCGCATGGGTATCGACGCACGAATTCCAGGGCAAGAATAACATGCTTAACTCAATGGCTCAGCAAGAGCAGCAGACGGACTTTACCACAGCAATTTTATTGGGGACAGTAGTCAATAACCTGGACCCAGAAAAGGCAGAGCGCCTGCAGGTGACAGTTAAAGGCCTCCTGGAAGGCCCGGTCAGTACGCTACCTTGGGTGATGCCTTGCCGTCCCCGAACGTCTGCTGTAGGCATTGATGTGCCTAGCATCGGCGATCAAGTCTATATCATGTTGCAAAACGGAGACATCCATTACCCGGTGTGGATAGGACGTCACCTCCGGGTCAATACGTTACCTGTAGAGCTGTCGACCAACTACCCTAACAGGTACGGCTGGAAAGACACTGCCGGTAATGTCTTCTACGTAGACAAGACTCCGGGTAGCGTCAAGATATATGTGAAGCACAAGTCAGGCACGACTATCGAGATCGTCGAGTCCGGTGACCTTACGACCACAGTGGTGGCTAACCTGGCAGCCGTAGTAACAGGAAACATCTCAGGTTCCGCAGGAGGCAATTTGTCGATGACCGCAGGCGGCACAGGAACAGTCCACGCAACAGGCAACTTGACGCTGAGTACAGACGCTAACTTGACCTTGTCTGCGGACAACCTGACCTTTAACGTAACCGGCACCAGTAACTTCACGGGTGGCGGCACAGTGAACTTACCATAATGGCTAAGAACGTACTTCGAGTAGGTGTGGATTCGGCAGGCGGCACTATCACTGGTGTAGTAAGCACCCAGACTTTTGTAGGAGGGCAGCCTATTGTCTGCGTGACTGCTGCGGTGACTCCCCACGATACTGCGGCACACTTGGCCTCACCTACGATGGTGCAAGGGTCGAGCAAGACAACGGCAAACGGCCAACCTATTTGTGGTGCAGGGGACCAAGCATCTTGTGGTCACGCCGGCACTAGCGGCAGTACATTAACCTCATACGGGACATGACATGCCAACCGAGTTAACTAAGAGCGACCTGATTGACTATTCGGTACGACGCAAAGGCGCGACGTGGCTGGATGTCAACTCTAGCTATGACCAGAACGGTAAGCCTCTTCTGCTGCCTGACGTTCAAGCCATTAACAACTCCATCTACAACCTCTTGACCTGCCCTGTGGGTGCAAGAGGGCGCATCTTTCAGCCTACTTACGGTACTTTGCTGTATCACCTTCTGCAGGAACCGATCGATCAGATCACTGCCTCCAAGATTCGTGCCAGCTTGGTTCAATCGCTGGAGTTCTGGGAACCTAGAATAGCCCTAGACCATGCCAACACTCAAGTGCTGACAGTAATGAGCCTTCCAGGCTACGCCGTGCGCGTGGCTTACTACTATCGTCTTACCGACCAACACGTGATCGCTACCTTTAAGGTGTCCGCATGACAATATCTCTTTCTACTGTTCGTCCTGACCACGACGACTTGGTGGCAGGTCTCCAAGAGGTCTTAACCGGTGCATCTACTTGGCAAGACTTGCTGACCTCTTCGACAGGTCAAACCCTAATTGAGGCGATCGCAGCCGTCGGCGCTTACGATCAGTTTTCCATCCAGCAAGGGGTGCTCAATGCCTTCCCGACCACTGCGTCTGCGGAGAGCAGCATCTACGCCATCACCCAGATGTTGGGTATTCGACTCACTCGCAAGGCGCCTGTAGAGGTCACTGCAGACATTTCTATACCCGCCGGCGAATTGCTGATTGCTGCGTACTCGCAATTTAGTGGCGCAGGTTCGTACTGGTACACGCCCGAGGCGGTTGTAGTAACCAGTACGCCTCAGTCGATTACCTTGCGGCAAGGTCTGGTGAAAGCCTTATCGCTGCCCGGTACCGGTACAGATTACCAAGCCTTCGTTACTCAAGAGCGAGGGTACTTGGTGGCTGATCAAGACGTTTTGGTCTACATCAACGGTGATCAAGTTCCTGTCCTGACAACTGGCTTATGGGAGGCTAAACAGACCCCGGGTGTTCAAGATATCACCTTGCCGGACGGTAGACTAGGCCTGGTATTCGGCACTGACGTATTTGGATCCAAGCCTGGCACTA